AAGAAACTGCACTGCATTAACGGAGATTGAAATACCAAATACCGTTACTGAAATCCAAGCTGCTACATTCCGTGATTGCACAGCATTGACCACTATTAGATGCTATGCAACGGAAGCACCAACATTAGTTGGAGTAAATCAATTTTTGAATGTTAATACTGGAGTTATTCAGGTTCCAGTAGGTTCAACGGGCTATGGCACTACATATGCTGGTTTAACGGTCAATTATATACTATAATGAATTCTCAATTGTTTGAACACTTTAAAATATAATTTATCTGAGTCTACACAATCACGAAGATATATAATCAGAAATAAAGTATAAATAGAACTATGGCTAAACCAAATTCCAGACAAACCTTGATCGACTACTGCATGCGGTCTCTTGGGGCACCAGTCATCGAGATTAATGTTGATGAAGATCAGGTTGAAGATCGTGTTGATGAAGCGATTCAGTTTTATCAAGAGTATCACTCTGACTCTATTGTTAGGGTATATCTTAAACATCAGGTAACATCTGATGACGTATCTAATGCATACATTACTTTACCAGATAATCTTTTATTTGTAAATAGAATCTTTCCGTTTAGTAGTTCTAAAAATTCTACTGGAATGTTTTCCGTAGATTATCAGATACACTTGAATGATATCTTCGACCTGAATAATGCGGAGGGAATAGTTCATTATGAAATGACTAAGCAGTATCTTTCTTTACTTGATCGACAAGTGAATGGAATGCAGCAACTTTCCACATTCTCAAGACATCAAAACAGATTGTATGTTGAAGCCGACTGGAGTTCAAAGATTGGAGTTGGAGAATATATCATCGTTGAAGGATATGAAACAATTAATCCAGACACACATAATGATGTTTATAATGATCGATTCCTAAAGAAATATGCGACTGCACTTATAAAACGACAGTGGGGTTTAAATTTAATTAAATTCGAAGGAATGCAATTGCCAGGTGGTGTTACACTTAATGGTAGACAGATCTATGATGATGCAGTCCAAGATATTGAGAAGATTGAAGAGCAGATGCAACTCACATACGAGATGCCGCCAGACTTCTTTGTTGGATAACACATCATGCCAAGAAATCAATATTTTAGTTTAGGCGCATCGTCTGAAAAGAATCTCTATGAAGATATAGTCGTAGAGGGTCTTCGTATATACGGGCATGATGTATATTATCTGCCACGAAGTATTATTAATGAAGATGGTATTTTCAATGAAGCATCTCTGAGTGAATTTGGCGAGGCATTTCAAATTGAAATGTATGTCGAAAACATTGATGGCTTTGAAGGAGAAGGTGATTTACTTTCTAAGTTCGGCTTAGAGATGAGAGATCAGATGAGTTTGGTTGTTTCAAATCGTAGATGGGAACAGCTTGTTGGAAGATTTCAACCTGTACCCGAAGCAAGACCTCAAGAGGGTGATCTAATATACTTCCCATTAGTTAAGGGATTATTTCAGATTCAGTATGTTGAAGAAGAGTCACCTTTCTATCAATTGCAGAATATCCCAACATTCAAATTGAAGTGTGAGTTATTCGAATACTCTAATGAAGCGATTGACACAGGAATTGGAGAGATTGATGAATTCGAAACAAAGTTTGCAAGTAGAACCACACTCACTCTTGGAACAGGAATAGGAACATTTGCTACTGGTGAAGATGTCACACAAACAGTTGGCGCTCTTACAATTAGTGGAGAGATCGCTGAGATAAGAAGCGGAGAAGTTGATGTAGTTGGAATCACATCAAGTAATGGAACCAATGTGTCATTCAGCATTACTGGTGACTCTAATGGAAATATAATTGGTTCAACATCCGAGGCGTCTTATGCTATTACATTAAAGGATACATTTAATAATATGGATGAGTTTGATGCCTTTGCAGATAATGAAGAATTTGAATCTGTTGGAAATAATTTCATCGACTTCACTGAAATGAATCCATTTGGAACACCCAATATAACATAATGCTTACAGGAAATCACTTTTACAATCAGACGCTAAAAAAGTCTGTTGCTGTGTTTGGCACTATTTTTAATAATCTTCGTGTTGTTAAACATGGCGGTGTTGAGGAGAGAGTGCCTATTGCCTATGGCCCGAGACAGAAGTTCTTGGCTAGACTCGCGCAGTTCGATCGGCAGTCTGAGACCATTGCAATCAAGGTGCCAAGATTAAGTTTTGAAATAACTGATTTATCTTATGATCCTAGCATTAGTCTGAATAAGATGAACACTATGTCATATTCGAATTCAGGTTCGACAAAATCTAGAGATATTTTGAATCAGAGTGTGCCGTATACATTGGCAATGGAGTTGAATGTAATATCAAAGACTCAAGATGAGGCACTTCAAATAGTTGAACAGATTCTTCCAACATTCTCACCAGAATATACAGTAGCAATCAATGACATGCATGGTCCAGGTTCATCAAGTGATGTTCCTATCATACTTAACTCCGTTTCCATCCCAAATGAATATGAAGGTGATTTTGAAACACGTGGTGTTATAATCTACACACTGTCATTCTCAATGAAGATTCGATTCACTGGAGTTACTACACCTAAACCTATCATCAGAGCTATCACAGCAGATCTTTATAACGACTTACCTGTAGAGGATGCGCCACTAGATGCAGTGGATCGAGTACATACTGAATTAGGTTCTATTGAAGATACACCTGATGATTTTACAGCCAATACAACATTTGGTTTTGATGACTCTCCATAGTTATATATTATGAATAAGACTAAAGATGACATTCTAAATGCTCTTGAAATAAATCTTCCTAAACAATTAAAACAGATAAAAACTGAGGTTGCTCAGACGGAGATTGTTGCTGATACTGAAGAGGATTATGCATATTCAAGGGATAAGATTAAAGACCTTATCGCCAAGTCTGAAGAGGCCATTGATACTATGATGGCTCTGGCAAGTGAGACCGAACATCCAAGAGCCTTTGAAGTTCTATCTGGTATGTTCAAGACCACTACCGATATGATGGATCAACTCATTACTCTACAAAAGAAGAGAAGGGAATTAACACAATCGGAGGAACAGAAACCCGCTGTTGGTAGTACCACAAATAATGCAATCTTCGTAGGTTCAACTACAGAACTACAGAAGTTTTTGAGTAAAAATGATGGATGATCATAAGAATACTTATCTTGGCAACGCTTTAGTTAAGAGAGATGGTGTTCAAGATAGCTTTACACAAGAGGAAGTTTCTGAGTACGTAAAGTGTATGAAAGATCCGATATACTTTGCATCTAAGTATGTTAAGGTGATATCACTTGATGATGGTTTAATACCATTCACACCATATGATTATCAAGAGAGAATGTTTAAACACTTTAATGATAATAGATTCTCTATTGTGTTAGCGTGTCGACAGTCTGGTAAAAGTATTAGCACGGTTATTTACATTCTATGGTATGCAGTCTTTCATCCAGAAAAGACAATTGCGATCCTAGCGAATAAAGGTGCAACAGCAAGAGAGATGTTATCTCGTGTCACATTAGCACTTGAGAATCTCCCATTCTTTTTACAGCCTGGATGTAAGGCTTTGAATAAAGGTAATATCACATTCGGAAATAACACTAAGATTATTGCCGCGGCGACTTCTGGTTCTTCTATTCGTGGTCTATCAGTGAATCTTCTTTTCCTTGACGAGTTTGCTTTCGTTGAAAATGCTGCTGAATTCTACACATCAACATACCCTGTTGTTTCGGCAGGTAAAGAGACTAAGGTGATTATTACATCTACGGCAAATGGTGTTGGTAATGTTTTTCATCGATTATACGAAGGTGCTGTTCAGAATAGAAATGAATATAAACCATTCAGAGTTGACTGGTATGATGTGCCAGGCCGAGATGAAAAATGGAAGAAACAAACCATTGCAAACACATCGGAAATCCAATTTGAACAGGAGTTCGGTAACTCTTTTCACGGCAGATCAAATACTCTAATTAACTCAGATTCTATTCTTGCTTTAAAAGCTCAAGAACCTATGGAATATAAGAATGGTGTTTCATATTATGAAAAGCCCATTGCTGGTCACACATATGTAATGTGCATCGATGTTTCGAAGGGAAGAGGACAGGACTATTCAACATTTAATATCTTTGATGTTCAGTCAGATAGATTTAAACAGGTATGTACATTCAGAGATAACATGATATCCCCATTGATATTTCCAGACATAATTGTTAAGATTGCAAGCCTCTATAATGATGCTATTGTTCTTATCGAGAATAATGATGTTGGACAGGTGGTTTGTAATGCAGTGTATTATGATTATGAATATGATAATACATTTGTTCAGTCTTCGACTAAAGCTGGCGGTATCGGAGTCACAATGTCAAAGAGAATTAAAAGGATAGGTTGCTCAAATCTAAAGGACATTATCGAACTTGGTAAGCTTGAGATTGTAGATGGAGATACTATAACAGAGATGGCTACATTTGAGGTGCATGGATCTTCTTATGCAGCAAGTGGAGGCAATCATGATGATCTTGTGATGAATTTAGTTCTCTTTGCTTGGTTTATATCATCCGATGCCTTCGGTAACATACTCGAAATGGATTTAAAGGATATGTTATATCAAGATAAGATAAGAGAGATTGAAAATGATCTATTACCTTTCGGATTTATTGATGATAATAAACAAGGGCCTGTTCGTAATGAGACACATGATAAACTAGTGGCTCAACAGAAAAATTGGTTAGAATTCTAGAGATCATTATATATATAAATAAACATAAGTGACGTGAAATAATTCTTGTTATTTATACAAACATCTTATTATAATAAACTAAAACAACTGAAAGGTAATTATGGGTTTTCAAGTATCGCCTGGAGTCGAGGTAAAAGAAATCGACTTAACAAATGTCATACCGGCAGTATCCACCTCTATTGGTGGATTTGCAGGGTATTTTAAATGGGGGCCTGTTAATCAGATCGCTCTCATTTCGTCCGAGAAGGGTTTGCTCCAAAAGTTTGGAACACCAGACTCTTCTGTTCTCTATGCTGATCCGTTTTTCCAAGCGGCTTCATTCCTTCAATATGGCGAAGCACTTAAGGTTGTTCGTGGTGGTAATTCATCCGACTTCAGTAATGCATCTGATTTAGATGCTGCTGATTCACCTGATAATGGTGTGTGGATTCCTAATCAAACATACTTTGAAGAGTCTTTCACATCACCTGAAGGTGGCACATTTGCTGCTAGATACCCAGGTGTTGCTGGTAACTCTCTTAAAGTTTATGCTTTGAATGAAACCGATTATGCTGCATTGAATGATTCCCCTTCAGACGCAGATGATCTAGAAGGTCAAGCTGTATTCAACTCGTTTGATCTTGCTCCTGATGCTACAGAAATTCACGTCGCAGTTATCGATGTAAATGGTGTATTCGGTGAAGCTGGTCAAATCATTGAGAAGTTTGCTGGATTGGATATCTCCAAAACTGCTAAGACTGCTGCTGGTGCAACTAATTACATCAAGAATGTAATTAATGCTCAATCACAGTATGTTTATCTTATCGCTGGTGATTCGACTGCTTTTGTAGCAGCTGATTTCACTGGAGGATATCAACTTGGTGGTGGTCAAGAAGCAGGTGATGAAACATCACTTGATCTTGATACTCAGAATGCATTGGATTTCCTTGCAGATTCAGAGATTGAGGACGTAAATCTTATCTTCTCACAAATCATGTCTTCTGGAGCACTTCTTCAGAATTACACTCACTCTATCGCTTATACAAGAAAAGATGCAGTTGCATTCCTTTCTCCACCTAAGTCAGCTACAGTAAATCAAACCAACCCACTTGCCGCAGTTAGGACTTTTGCTAATACCGACATCACAAATCGTGGTGCAGATGGCTCTTATGGTGTTATTGATTCTGGAGCATTGTACATCTACGATCGTTATAATGACGTATATCGTTATATCCCAGCAAATGGTCATATTGCAGGTCTCTGTGCTAACACAGATGATGTTGCAGAACCTTGGTTCTCGCCCGCTGGTTTCAATCGTGGAAGTCTTCGCAACATTGTGAAGGTTGCTTATAACCCTAAGAAAGCAGATAGAGATGAACTCTATAAAGCTGGTGTTAATCCAGTTGCAGCTTTCCCAGGTAATGGCATCGTTCTCTTCGGTGATAAGACTGCACAAGCTAAACCATCTGCCTTTGATAGAATCAATGTTCGTAGATTGTTTATTGTATTAGAAAAAGCAATTTCAACTGCTGCTAAATATCAGTTGTTCGAACTCAATGATGAATTCACCCGCGCATCTTTCAGAAATGCGGTTGAGCCATTCTTGAGAGGTGTTCAAGCCCGTCGTGGTATCACTGATTTCCTTGTTGTTTGTGATGATACAAATAACACTGGTGATGTGATTGATACTAATCGTTTTGTTGCTGATATCTATATCAAGCCTGCAAGATCGATTAACTTCATCACACTTAACTTCATTGCTACACGCACAGGAGTTGACTTCGCTGAGGTTGCTGGACTATCTAACGCTTAACATAAATAAGAAAGGATAAAAAATTATGTCAGATTTTAAAATAGATAACCTTAAAGGTAAACTACAAGGTGGCGGAGCACGTGCCAACCTTTTCAAAACCACATTCACTGGCCCATTTGTTGATACAGTGGCCGATATCTCATCACATCTATGTAAAGCCGCTCAGCTTCCGGGTTCAACGGTTGGTGTGGTTCCAATAGCATATCGTGGTCAAGTTTTGAAAGTTGCGGGAGATCGCACATACGAAAACTGGACTGTTACATTCATCAATGATGAAGGTTTCGATATTCGTGATGCATTCGAAAGATGGATGAATAGTATGAGTCAGCACGTTGAAGGTGAAGGCTCTATCAATCCAGAAGACTATCAAGCTACTATGCAGGTTGATCAGCTTTCTAGAAATGGTGGCGATCCGGCCAAAACTGTTGTAATTAACGGTGCTTTCCCTGTTGCTATCTCTGCGATCGATCTCAGTTATGAAACAACTGATGCGATTGAAGAATTTACTGTTGAGTTCGCTTATCAGTATTGGACTTCTGTAGGAACAACTTCGTAAGTAATTAAAAAATTATGGGCTCCTCATCTGGGGAGCCCATATATTTTCGTATAAATAACATATATGAATCTATTTGGATATGAAATTAGTAAAAAGATTGCATCGAGAGAAACAAAGCTCGATAAAGATCTAAAATCATTTGTTACACCACGTGACGAGGAAGGCTCTTCTTCTGTTGCTACAACTGGTGGATACTACGGTCAATACGTCGATATTGATGGTACTAGTAGTGACAGCTCATCAGAGTTGATTGTTAAGTATCGGGAATCTGCATCACAACCAGAGTGTGATCAGGCAATTAATGATATTGTTGACGGAGCTATTGCATCAGGGGATGATTCTGCACCCGCTGCATTAAATATGAATGACTCTGAATTACCAGATTCAATCAAGAAGCAGATTCAAGAAGAATTTGGTAAGGTACTATCCTTAT